GCAGAAACAGTACATCAAGCTACCATCTCTTCAGACGCTAGATTCGGAATTTTATCTAAGTCTGGTTCAGACGCAAAAAAAATGTTCACGGATAAAGTTGTACCAATATCGGTCAACTACCCGTTCTTTTTTAAGCCAATCCAAGATGGTATGGATCGACCGAAATCCGAACTCGCTTATAGGGTTCCGGCATCCAAGCTTACGCGAAAGTCTATATCGAAGCATTCGGAGCTAGAGGCTCTTGAGGGACTCGACACGACAATCGACTGGAAAAACACTGGCGACAACGCCTATGACGGAGAGAAACTAAAGTTATTAGTTCACGATGAAAGCGGAAAATGGGAAAAGCCAGACAATATATTAAATAACTGGAGAGTTACTAAAACAACTCTAAGGCTGGGTAGCAGAGTTATTGGTAAGTGCTTAATGGGTTCGACCTCAAACGCACTTGAAAAAGGCGGCGGAAACTTCAAAAAACTATACGAGCAATCGGATGTCAAGAAGCGAAATCGCAACGGCCAGACAAAATCGGGATTGTACAGTTTATTTATCCCAATGGAGTGGAACTATGAGGGCTTCATAGATGTTTATGGCATGCCCGTGTTCGATACGCCCCCTAAGGCTGTTTTGGGACCCCTGGGGGACGTTATAACAGTAGGGGTTATAGAACATTGGAGCAATGAAGTTGAAGGCCTTAAAGGAGACCAGGATGGTTTAAACGAATTGTACCGCCAGTTTCCTAGAACAACTGAGCATGCATTCCGCGACGAAACGAGAAATAGCATTTTTAATTTAGCAAAAATCTATGATCAGATTGATTATAACGAAGACTTGCGTAATACTAATGTTATAAATAGAGGCAACTTCCAATGGGAAAATGGCATTAAGGACACGAAGGTGGCATTTAATCCAGATCCAAACGGACGATTTTTGATCTCATGGGTACCCGATTTAGCGGCACAGAATAACGTGGTTATTAAAAAAGGAGTTAAATACCCAGGTAACGAACACATGGGCGCATTCGGTTGTGACTCATACGATATATCAGGTACAACAGACGGTAGAGGTTCTAAGGGAGCTCTTCACGGATTAACCCGGTTTTCAATGGAGAACGCCCCACCAAACGCGTTTTTCTTAGAATACGTAGCAAGACCGCCTACCGCGGAGATGTTTTTTGAAGACATGTTGATGGCTATAGTATTTTACGGAATGCCAATTCTCGCAGAGAATAACAAACCTAGATTGCTCTATTATATAAGGAGACGAGGGTACAGGGGGTTTTCCATGAACCGGCCAGACAAAGCACATAACAAGCTGTCTGTTACTGAAAAGGAAATAGGTGGTATACCTAATACTAGTGAGGATATCAAGCAAGCTCACGCCGCGGCGATAGAAATGTACATACAGAATTTTGTTGGTCTCAAGGAAGATGGACAATATGGGGACATGTACTTTACGCAGACGCTAAGCGACTGGAGCAAGTTCGATATAAATAAGCGAACCAAGTACGATGCTGCTATCAGCTCAGGGTTAGCTATCATGGCTTGTAACAAGCACCTATATGCGCCTAGCGTAAAAAATGAAAGACAACAAGTAAATATAAGCTTTACTAGATACGACAATGAAGGATCTAGATCAAGAATAATCAACAAATATGGCTGAGTCAGTTAAAAAAAGTTATTTTCCTAGCCAAGTCGTTAGCGATTTGGAAAAGGCGTCCATAGAGTACGGCATGGAAGTCGGTAGGGCTATCGAAAGCGAGTGGTTCGACAACGACACCGGTGACGACAGGTTCAGGACTAATCAAAATTCGTTTCACAACCTTAGGTTATACTCTAGGGGAGAGCAGTCCGTTAAAAAATATAAAGACGAGTTATCTATAAACGGTGACTTGTCTTATCTAAATTTGGACTGGAAGCCCGTACCTATTATCTCTAAGTTTGTGGATATCGTTGTTAACGGGATTTCAGAACGAACTTATGATATTAAAGCATACTCACAAGATCCGTCCGGCGTAGACAAGCGCACGGAGTATATGGAGGCTATCGTGGGTGATATGCAAAGCCAAGAGATTGATAACTTCGCTCAAGAAGCGTTCGGTATTAGCCTAAACCAAACAGAAAAGGAGAATCTTCCGAATGACAGGGACGAGCTAGAACTACACATGCAGTTAAACTACAAGCAAGGTGTTGAGTTAGCAGAGGAGCAAGCCCTTAACACTATTCTTGATGGCAACCGCTACGAGTTAACACGTAAGCGTGTGAATCATGACTTGACGGTCTTAGGTATCGGCGCTGTCAAAAACACCTTCTCTAAATCCGAAGGAGCTAAAGTTGAGTACGTTGATCCGTCCGATTTGGTGTACTCCTTTACAGAGTCTCCATATTTTGATGACATTTATTACGTAGGAGAGGTCAAAACTTTGCCTATCAATGAAGTAAAAAAGGAATTCCCAAACATAACCGATGAGCAGCTAGAAAAAGCTACACGTGTTGGTGACGGATCAGATGTCAATAGGGTCCAAGTTTTGTATTTCAACTACAAGACCTTTATGAATGAGGTTTATAAAGTCAAGGAGACTGCAACAGGCGCAAAGAAAGCCATCTTAAAAGATGACAGCTTCAACCCACCGATGAACGAGGATGCTAAGTTTACTAAAGCGTCAAAGTCTATAGAGGTGTTATATGAGGGCGCTAAGATTTTAGGCTGTGACGAGCTGCTGAAATGGGAGGTGGCTAAAAACATGCTACGCCCAAAGAGCGACTACTCTAAGGTTCGCATGAACTACGCCATTTGCGCGCCTCGCATGTATGGTGGTCGGATCGAGAGCCTAGTTGGTCGCATCACCGGTTTTGCCGATATGATTCAGCTAACGCACCTCAAGCTACAGCAGGTTTTATCGCGCATGGTTCCCGATGGCGTATATTTGGATGCGGACGGACTCGCTGAGGTTGATTTAGGCAACGGTACGAATTACAACCCACAAGAAGCTCTTAACATGTTTTTCCAAACAGGTAGTGTTATCGGACGTAGCTTAACCTCGGATGGTGATCTTAACCACGGCAAAGTGCCTATCCAGGAAATACAAACCGGTGCAGGAAGCAGCAAAATATCTACGCTAATCAGTACATATAACTATTATATGCAGATGGTGAGAGATGTTACAGGTTTAAACGAGGCGCGGGATGGTTCCACTCCAGACGCTAAAGCATTAGTAGGCGTGCAAAAGCTCGCGGCAGCAAATTCTAACACTGCAACACGACACATTTTAAATGCAGGGTTGTTTCTTACGGCAGAATTAGCAGAGGGTCTTTCCCTCCGTATATCTGACATTTTAGAGTACTCGCCAACAAAGGAGGCTTTTGCCCAAAAGATAGGTGCCCATAATGTAGGAATCCTGGATGACGTATCACAGTTGTATCTGCATGACTTTGGCATATTCATTGAGCTCATGCCGGACGAAGAAGAAAAAGCGTTACTAGAGAATAATATTCAAGTAGCTTTGGCCCAGAAAGGTATTGATTTGGAAGACGCTATTGATGTACGCGAAATACGCAGTTTGAAACTAGCTAATCAGCTATTAAAATTGCGTCGTAGGAAAAAGCAAGAAAGAGACCAGCAGGTTACAGACCGTAACATTCAAATGCAGTCACAGGCTAATGCACAAGCGCAACAAGTTGCAGCACAAGCAGAAATCCAGAAACAGCAAGTCCTAACCCAGATGGAGTTACAATTACTGCAAGCTAAGGGGCAACTTGAAGCCGGCAAACTGCAACAGGAGGGAGCGCTAAAGAAAGAGCTTATGGCTTACGAATTTCAAATTAATATGCAGCTAAGACAGATGGAAGCTGATGTATCGAAAGGGAAAGACGATAATAAAGAAGACCGCAAGGATAAGCGAACAAAAATCCAAGCATCGCAGCAAAGCGAGCTGATTGATCAGCGAAAAAACAATAAACCACCTAAGGACTTCGAATCCTCTGGAAACGACCGAATGGGTGGTGGATTTGACTTAGGTTCTTTTGACCCTAGGTAATATACAGTTGTATAATCTTATAATATCTTATCATGTCTGAAAACAACGACGACAAAGTGGTGGATGAACCCATCACTAACGAAGCCGCTGAGGAAACTCAAGCGGAGGTTGCGGAACCTAAAAAACCAGAAAATACCGTGCTAGAGGATGGAACTATCAAAGTTGATCTTAGCGGTAAACCGGAACCTGAAGCAGACGCTGAAGCGACCGTAAATGAAGAGCAGGAGGCAGAGACTGAGGAGGTTGAAGCCGAAGCTCAAGAAGAAGATATCCCTACACTAGAATTAGTGGAGGACTCTGATGAAGATCCTGAGGAGGATACCCCGGTCGCGGAAGAGCCAACTAAAAAGGTTGAAAAGGAAGAGCAGCAAGTTCTACCTGAAAACATCCAGAAGTTAGTTGATTTTATGGAAGAGACCGGAGGGAACATTGAAGACTATGTTTACCTCAACAAAGATCTTAGTTCACTAGATGATAAAGCGATGCTTCGCGAGTATTATCAAAAAACCAAATCGCACCTCGATAAGGAAGAGATTGATTTTCTTATCGAAGATAAATTCTCATTTGATGAGGAGATTGACGATGAACGTGACATCAAGAGAAAGAAATTGGCGTTTAAAGAAGAAGCCAACCATGCCCGGGAATATTTAGGTGGAATGCGTGAAAAATATTACGCTGACATTAAGACCGGCTCTAAGTTAACTCCTGAGCAGAAGCATGCAGTTGATTTCTTTAATAGGCACAATATAGAAGCGGAGGAGACGTCTAAAGCGATGAAACAGCAGTCAGATGCTTTTCTTAATAGAACCGATAAGTTGTTCAACGAAAAATTCAAAGGTTTTGAGTATGAAGTTGGGGAAAAGAAATATCGATTCAACGTTAAGAACAGCGGAGAGGTTAAAGCGGCACAGAGCGACATCAACAATTTTGTCAAGAAGTTTCTTGGTGATGATGGTATGATGAGCGACGCAAAAGGCTACCACAAATCTCTTTTTACTGCGATGAATCCTGACGTTGTTGCTAACCACTTTTACGAGCAAGGCCGCGCTGATGCTATCAATGATAGTATTGAGCGTTCCAAAAATGTTGATATGGATCCGAGAGGGACCCATGAAAAAGTCACACAAGTAGGCGGTTTTAAAGTGAGAGCAGTTAGCGGTGATGATAGCTCAAAGCTTCGAGTTAGAATTAAACAATAAACAATTAAAAAACCATTATTATGGCATATACACCAATTAACTTTGCTGCAGGCGCAAACCTGAACGCGGTTCCCGCACCAGCAAAGCAAACACTATCCGCGAACTATTTGGATTTCTCCACCGGATGGGCACAACAACATCTCCCTGACCTTTATGAAAAGGAAGTCGAGCGTTACGGTAACCGTTCCGTTGCTTCTTTCTTGCGTATGGTTGGAGCTGAGATTCCTATGACTGCTGACCAAGTTGTTTGGTCTGAGCAAGGTCGTTTACACCTTTCTTACGAAGGAGCTGCACTTGTTGCCGCTACCGGAGTTGTAACTATCGCATCTTCTGGCACTCACGCTGTACGCGTAGGCCAAACAGTTGTATTGAAAAAAGGCACCGTAACAGTAAAAGCTTATGTTTCTGCTGTTAATGCTGGACTCACTACTATGACTTTGAAGCGTTACGACAAGGCTCTATTTACCACTGGTAGCGATTTCGCTGACGGTGCTTGTGATCTATTCGTTTACGGTTCTGAGTTCGCTAAAGGCGTGACTGGTATGGTCAACGCAGTTGAGCCAACTTTCAAGTCTTTCACAAACAAGCCAATTATCATCAAGGACAAGTATGAGGTCTCCGGATCTGACGCTTCTCAGATTGGTTGGGTTGAGATTTCTGGCGAGAACGGTCAGAGCGGTTACATGTGGTACCTAAAAGGCGAAGGCGACACTCGCGCTCGTTTTGAGGACTACTTGGAAATGGCAATGATCGAAGGTGAGCTTGCTGCTTCTGGATCCGGCGCTGCTGGAGTCACTGGCATCGAAGGAACTGAGGGCCTTTTTGCGGCTATCACTGATCGCGGCCACGTTACTACTATAGACTGGAGCGACTCTGATTCAGCTACTGCTGCGCAAACTCTTGCTGATTTTGATGCAATCTTGGCTAAGTTTGACAAGCAAGGTGCTATCGAAGAGAACATGATGTTCTTGAACCGCACTTCTGCTTTAGCAATTGACGACATGCTTGCAGGTATGAACAGCTACGGCGCTGGAGGTACTTCTTACGGTGTGTTCAACAACAGCGAGGACATGGCTCTAAACCTTGGCTTCTCTGGTTTCCGTCGCGGATCTTATGATTTCTATAAGACCGACTGGAAATACTTGAATGACGCTTCTACTCGCGGCTTGATTGCTGACATCAACGGTGTTGTAGCTCCTGCTGGAACTAGCTCTGTATACGATCAAAACATGGGTAAGAACATCACTCGCCCATTCTTGCACGTACGTTACCGCGCTTCTCAGACTGACGACCGTCGTTTGAAGACGTGGGTTACTGGTTCAGTTGGTGGAAACATCACTTCTGACCTTGACGCTATGGAGGTTAACTACCTATCTGAGCGTTGCTTGGTTGCACAAGGTGCTAACAACTTCATGTTGTTGAAATAAACCTTACCGGTAAGTAATTTACCCCTGGTCTTATGATCGGGGGTAAACCTTACCCTTATTAATTATCTTATAATATTTTATCATGAAAAATTGGGAAATGAAAGATCGTACGTATCTTTTGAAAGGCGGACTATCGCCACTAACCTACACTATTAAATCACGGGGAATCTATTGGTTCGACGAAGAAAAAGGCCACGAGCGCGAACTTAAGCACACAAAAAACCAGAAGACGGTATTTGTGGATGAGTTTAATGGAGCTGCAAGGCTGGACCACATTACTTTCGAGGATGGAGCACTCTTTGTACCACGCAATAAACAGACGCTTCAAAAGCTTCTAACATTGTATCACCCGGACTTAAATAAAATCTATCGAGAGCTAGACGTTGTTCAAGACGCTGTTGATGAGCTATCTGATATTGAGATGGAAATCGACGCATTGATTCTAGCTAAAGATCTAGACGTAAACCAGGCGGAAGCCATCTTGCGCGTAAATAAAGGAAACGCTGTTTCTACTATGACGTCAAAAGAACTCCGCAGAGATTTGTTAATCTTTGCTAAGCAGTCACCAGGCTTGTTTATTGAACTTGCTAATGACGACAACGTAGAGCTTCGAAACATGGGCATACGAGCTACAGAGGCTGGAATTATCAAATTAGATGCAGACCAGCGAACATTCAAATGGGGCAAGAACGGCCGTAAATTAATGACCGTTCCATTCGATGAGAACCCCTACTCTGCCTTAGCGGCATACTTCAAAACCGACGATGGTGTTGAGGTATACAAGAGTATCGAGAAACGATTGAAATAATCAACAATTCATGGTCGTCGGGGCGCTATGCGCTCCGGCACTATGATTAACTAAAAAATATGGCACTAAGCGTAGATACAGTTTATCAAAGAGTTCTAGCAATTCTTAATAAGGAACAACGGGGTTTTATTACACCCGAAGAGTTTAACCTTTTTGCTAACCAAGCGCAGCTTGATATATTTGAGCAGTATTTCTATGATATCAACCAATTTGGTCGGATGCATGGAAATGACACAGAATATGCCGATATGCTAGATAATCTTAACGAAAAGATTAGTTTATTCGAAACAAGCGCGACATTAACTAGGACAGGTAACTACTTTGTGTTGCCATCCGACTTATATAGGATAGGTACAATAACATACGGTTCTGTTGAAGTAGAAAGACTAAATAAAAACGAATATCTGTATGCCAATTCTGCCCCGCTTACTAAACCTACTAACACAAGGCCGATCTATACTAAAAGTGTTAGCGGAATCAAAGCTTACGGTGCTGCTGAATTTACTGCTACAGGTAATATTAGCTGTAACTATGTTAAGAAACCTGCTACGGTAGTTTGGGGTTACGCTACGGTTTCGGGTAGCGCAGTATACAATGCGTCTACCTCTACTAATTTTAGCTTGCACGATTCCGAAGAGGTGGATATAGTAATAACTATCCTTGCTCTATGTGGTTTATCACTCAAGGACACCGAGGTTTACCAGATTGCAACAAGCGAAAACGCAAGAGACACTAACGAAGAAAAATCTTAATAAATGGGACTACTAACTGGAACAGAACAAAGTTACTACCAAGGAACCGATCACGGCGATTATCAGTTTATATCCCTGGATGATATAGTCAATAACTTTATCGTCGCATACGTAGGAGAAAGCAAGCTAATATCTAAGATCAAAAGATTAGATGTGGCTTTTCACGCTCAACGGGCTATGCAAGAGCTAAGCTACGATACTACTCGCTCTGAAAAATCCCAGGAAATCGAGATAGGGCCAGCTCTTACGATGATCCTACCCCGCGATTATGTTAACTACGTTAAACTGACATGGAAAGATTCTAGCGGTATTGAGCGTGTAATACATCCAGCCAGAAAGACTAGTAATCCATTAGCTATGCTACAAAGCAGCACTTTTGATTACACTTTTGACAGTAACGGAAATGCCCTCACAGCTGAGGATTCAGATACATGGGGCGACTACAGCAACAACCCAACTGCTAATAACGAAGAGTCAACAATCCTTGATAAGGAAGAGAGCTACGGACAGCGATTCGGTTTGGACCCTCAGTTTTCACATGCGAATGGTTCATTCTTTATAGATCCAATAAAATCAAAGATTTTCTTTAGCTCGGGCATGGTAAACTCTGTGGTCACTTTAAAATACATTAGCGACAGTCTTGGCACTGATGCGGAAATGAAGGTACATAAATTTGCCGAGGAGGCAATGTATAAAACCATCGCTCATGCAATTTTATCCACGCGTAGTAACACGCCTGAGTACGTTGTAGGGAGGTTCAAGAAAGAAAGATTTGCCGCTATAAGACAAACCAAGCTTAGGTTATCCAATATGAAAATAGAGGAAATCAGCCAAGTTATGAGAGGTAAGTCTAAGCAGATTAAACACTAAGAAATATGCCAAAGCTGAAACGTACGTTCACCTCGGGACGGATGAACAAGGACCTTGACGAAAGGCTTGTTCCAAACGGGGAATATACCGACGCGCTAAACATCCAGGTAGGTCACTCCGAAGGGTCCGACGTGGGTGCTATTGAAAACATCCTTGGCAACACTGCGCAAAGCGCATTAGGCTTAACAAACGCCACCGTGATTGGTTCGATCCGTCACAATTCCACAAATTGCATTTACTGGTTCATCACCGCTAACGGCGTTGATTGTATTGCAGAATACAACCAAACGACTGATGCGGTAAGCCCTGTTATTGTCGATAAAAACGACGTACTAAACTTCAGCACCGACTACCTTATCACAGGTATCAATATTATTGATCGGTTATTGTTGTGGACAGACAACTTATCACAGCCTAAAAAAATCAATATAGACACATTTAAGGCTGGCTCAACAAACTTTAACACACATACGCCTGTTTATGGTCGAGCGTTCACCCTCGCTGACGTAAAGGTCATTAAACAAGGCCCAACAACCGCTCCTGTTTTAAGTATTGATTCCACACGCCGGCATGTAGCCTTTTCAGGTGCTACTCAAGGTTTGGGTTGTGGATTAACTCCTTTGCCTTTAACCTTTAATTTCACAGATGTAACCACCCTGCCGTTTTTCTCCGTGAAGGAGATTGGGGATACTGTTAGTTTTACATCAGGTGTGTTTCCTAATTGGGCGGTAAATGATATTATCGTCATGACAGCCTCAGCTCTAAATGACAACAACTTCACAAACGAGTACGAGGTACGAATAAAGATATCCACTATAACCTTTACCACGAGTCCAAATAACACCGCTATAGCCGCTACCATCGTTTCTATCTCTCCTAACATAACAAATACGAGTTTTTCATGGAATAGCGTACTAGAGGAAGAGGACCCTATGTTCCATTTACAATTCCCTAGATTTGCTTATCGTTGGAAATACGCGGACGGAGAATACTCTGTGTTTTCCCCTTTTACGGAGGCGGCTTTTGTGCCTTCAACATTTGAGTACTTGTCGGCGGACGCATATAATGAAGGCATGGTAAATAATTTACGTTACTTAAGCCTGACAACTCTCGCGACACCGCCAGCGGAGGTAATAGAGACTGAAATATTATATAAAGATTCCAATAGCACACTAGTATACAAAGTAGAAACTATACCAGCCACGTCAAATAACTACACTATAGATTCGGAAATAATAAGCTACGTTATTGAGGCTAATCAGCTTTTACGTCCTTGGGACAACGTGCCAAAAATTGCGCAAGCACAGGAGGTTACAGCTAACAGGGTTCTTTACGGTAACTACACCCAAGGTTATAACATGATAGACTCATCTAACAACAAGGTGTTGCCTAAAGTAACGGGTGCAGTGGTATCAACCAATCATTCATCCGTGAAAAATCCTCTTAAATCGGTTAAAACTGAACGTAATTACCAAGTGGGTATTGTATATGGCGACGTGGACGGCCGTGAAAGCCCCGTGTTTACTTCTGATAATGCAGGTTTTAATATTAAAAAGGAAAACGCTAAGAAAACGAATGCTATCACAGCGACTGCAACGACCAACCCCCCCTCATGGGCAACATACTTTAAATATTTTATTAAAGATACAGCAGCGGGTTATTACAACCTAGCTCTTGATCGCTTTTATATTGCCGACGATGGTAACGTATGGGTGACTTTCCCGTCAGCTGAGCGCAACAAGGTTACCGATGACTTGTACTTAATTCTCAAGAAAGCCCACGATTCGGATACCTCCTGCGACGCGAAGGCTAGATATAGGGTGCTTGATATACAAAACGAAGCGCCTAAAGACGTAATATTCAGCCGAGAATACTCCACCGCGTTTCGCGCGCATTTGGACTCTACTATTAGGCCTGAATCAGGTAGGCAGAATTTTGAGTTCGGAGGACCTGCGAACGGAGATGACCCTAAATTTTTCTCTGCTATTGACAACAACGCTATTGTTAGGTTTATCACGCCAGACAATGTTAGCGAATTTTACAATGTTTTAGAGGGTGGCCCAACAGGCGAAAACGCAGCGGGCTCTTTAGTACGCTATAATATCAAGCTAGATAGAGAAATATCAGCGGGAGATAATTGGGTAAACGACCTTGCCGCTGACTCTTACTTGCTTATAAACGTTTACAAGTCTGTTGAGCGCTATAAAAAAGAATACGGAGGCAAATTCTTCGTGAAAATCCATAGAGACCCGACCTTTGACGAATACGTGGTTAACCCACTCGGTACACTCGACCCGGAATATGTTGCGGCCGGAGTAGCTGATGTTAATGCCACTATTGCTGACGACCCAACAGACTCAATTATCGACCGGTCTGATTTCGCTTTTGCCGATCACGCAAGCGCCGATGGTATATTATTATCGGGTAGATCATCAAACGCTCCGACTAATGGCCAGACGACTTTTCGCATAGCATACGCTCCGCATAAAGCGGGGCATGATGGGTCAGCTTTGATCCAAAACCAGTCCACTGGTAGAAATTGGTTTGACAAGGGATTGAAAGCAGGTAATTCGGTAAAGTTTAACGGGGACACAACGGGAACATACTACCGGATTAGCTCAGTAGCGTCAAATACAGCTAAACGCAAATCCAGTATTGGTTTCGTTGACCAAAATATCATTATATACAAAACGGTAACGTTAACATCTGCGGTGAGCGGCAGTTTTACCACTGAGGTTATATCTGTATTCAACGAAGACACTTCTTTTTCTTCGGTATTAACAGAAAATAGCACCATACTTAGCTCATCCAACCCCGCAATATTTGAAACAGAGCCACTAGAGCAAGCGGAGCTTGACATATACTATGAGGCTACTAATGCTTTTCCTATATCTGCTCACGCGGCCACTAAAACCTTATCTTGGTTTAACTGCTATTCCTTTGGTAATGGTGTTGAGTCAGATAGAATAAGAGATGACTACAACGCGCCGCGGCTAGGTAAAGGAGTTAGAGTTTCAGCTCCACTAGACGAACCGTATTCCGAGGAGCACAAGTCCACCGGGCTGATTTTTTCTGGTATATATAACTCGACAAGCGGTTTAAATAAACTCAACCAGTTTGCTTTAGCAGAAGATATCACTAAGAACCTAAACCCAACGTATGGGTCTATCCAAAAGTTGCACACAAGAGACACTAATGTCATTGTGCTGTGCGAGGATAAAGTCTTACGCATATTAACGCATAAAGACGCTTTATATAATGCGGACGGGAATGTTAATGTAACATCAAACTTTGCGGTGCTCGGAGACAGCACACCTTTTGTTGGAGAGTTTGGTATATCTAAGAATCCTGAGTCCTTCGCATCTTACGGTTTCAGAGCTTATTTCTCAGATAAATCTAGAGGTGTTGTATTAAGGTTATCTAGAGATGGGCTAACGGAAATATCTATTGTAGGCATGTCCGACTTTTTCGTAGACAACTTGCGGAGCGCTTCAACTGTAATAGGATCTTTCGACGACCAAACAAACTGCTACAATATAACATTGAATGGAAAGACCGCATCATTTAAAGAGGACGTGCGCGGATGGCCGACACTGAAGTCTTTTATTCCAGAAAGCGGACTTTCTCTTAACAATACGTATTATACATTCAAGAATGGAGAGCTGTATTCTCACGACAATGCTTCGCGTAACACCTTTTACGGTGCTGCAGTTGAGGAGTCTAGTGTAACCTTCTTATTCAACAATGCTCCCTCTTCTGTTAAAAACTATCAAGCTATCTCTTACGAGGGAGATAGCGGATGGACAATGCCTTCTATCGAAACCAATAAGCAATCTGGCCGGGTGATGTCTTTCGTAGAAAAGGAAGGCATGTGGTACAACTACATCAAGGGGCTTGATACAACGTGGAACAACACATCATTCACTGGAAGTTTAGACACGTCAGAGTTTTCCGTACAAGGAATCGGCACCGTAGGGGAAGTAACCGTTAATACAGGATCTTTATCCATGGAAATGGTGGTAAATATAAACGTATCACTACAAGCTAATGCGGGTGATATTATATTTTTTAAAGATATCAGCACTGGCAAGACTGTAAAGGTTGGGCAATGCACGGCTATTGCGGGTAGTGTGATCACATGTGCTCATACCGTAGGCCAGCCAACCCCCCAGTCAAATGTAGATTTCATATTCTTTGCTAAAAATAGCGAGGTTAATACCTCAGGGCTAGTCGGATACTACGCTGAGGTCAAAGCAGAAGTCACTTCCTCCTCAGCTAAAGAGCTGTTTGCTGTTAACGCAGAAATAGTATCAAGTAGTTAAGAAACAACACTAAAGAGTAATAATAACTAAGTAAAAAGCATAACATGGCATCATCATCAGAATTACTTATCCAGGGCTTAGGCTCAATGGCTGGGGCAATAGCCGGCAGGAAGGACCGCAGGATTGAATCTGCAGCGGCTGCGCAAGCTTATGACCGGTCGAGCGCAGCCTACTCAGGGTTCGAGTTTACGGACCCATCAGCTGGATTTTCAAATCCTTATGCGAACCTCACTGTAAACCAGCAGCAGGCACAGTTTCAAGCACAGCAGCAACAGCAGGGTTTAGCTAATGCTTTAGCTATGTCACAAGAGTCTTTTGGGGGAGGCGGTATTGCTGCGGCTACACAGTCACTACTAGGACAACAATCTGCTAACTTACAGCGAATATCAGGAGATATTGGTAGACAAGAATCCAGAAACCAATTATTGGCAGCCCAAGGCCAGCAAACTATGCAATTAAAGCAAGCTGAGTATGACTGGAAGGTGCAAGGTCAAGAATTTGATAAGGTTGGTACTGAACTCGGAATGGCGCAAGCCCGTCAAACAGCGGCAGCCCAAGCTAAAGCCCAAGCCACCGCGGATTTCGTAGGGGGACTTGGTGGCGCAATAATTGGGGGGGTTGGGCTAGCTACAGGTATGGGCTAGCTACAGGTAATTTTTAGACAGAATAAATAATATACAAATAGAATGGCAAGCGACGCAAATTTAATACGTGGGGAGATGGCAATGCGCCAAGCTCAAGGAAAAGGTTCCATTATTGGCAAAGCTGTAGGTAAAACTGTAGCCGACGCCTGGGGGGTCGTTGAGGCTGAACAAGACGCAATAGATAAGCAAGTGCAGGATTACATGGACCAAGGGGAGCTCACAATTGATGCTTTTGGCGTTCCTGAACATTTTAAATCACCCTTGGCTGAGTTTAGTGTCCCGAACAGAAACGATTACGCGGATACCGCGCGGCGTGCTGCAAAACAAAAGCCTGGTTCGGCTGCACAACTTGAGTTACTAGCTGAAATGAACAAAATCGCAAGCGAGTTTAAAACCGCACGAACACAAATAGACCAATGGTTAGCGGAGCAGGATCAATATCTTAATGGGAAGAAAAACCTAAACTACTCAAAAGCAAATGGGCTGCTTGGCACTGAGGCTCAAATGGCAAGAATGTTTACCGGTAAAGGACAAATGTCTTTTCAAAACGGTAATTTAGCATTCTTAAATGAAGATGGTACCACAACTCTTTTTAAGGACATGCCTCATCTTATCAAAAAGCATACTGGGATGACCCCTATTTACCAAAAGGCTGTTAACACCGCTCACAAAGGCGGAGTGCGGTTAAGTGAGCAGGATATGAAAAACTATACTCAACTCTTTACGTCTAAGTTTGAAGAAACTGGATTTGGGCGTGACGCGGTACTTTCAGCAGCCACTGACGGAATAGTTATTGGTAACGATACAATAGACTTAAAAATTGATCCCGAGCTGATAAAGGATCCCGCAAGAGCCGACGAGCTAAGAGATTTAGTCGTTAGCCAGCTAGTCAATTCCGTAGCTGCGTCTGCTGAGTCAGCAGCGGCCTATAAGGAGGAGGAAGCGGCGATTAAGCAGCGAGAGATGTCGCGGAGGAGCGGGCAGGTTGTCAAGGAAAAGGCGGATGAAATTATTCCTATTAAAAATGCTGTGACTAACATGGTTGAAACGGGTAATTTTGAGGACATGAAAAACTACAAGCTGTCTGGGAACCCTATAGTTGAAGCAAAAGTACGTGGGACCACTTTGACCATAAGGGCAAAGGGGGGTAACGAAGCAAAATATAACTTAACAGACCCTAGTTCATACAATAACTTAGCTGTTATTGTAGCCAAAAACTCAAAGGTTGAACCAGAAACCGTGCAAACGTTCTCTGCTGGTGAGGTGGATTTCGGTACTGTAAATGTTCAGGAAAGCACTTCCGTCTCTTACGCGGATGTAATAACATCGGATCTGCTTCAGAAAACGGAAGAAGATGCTAAAACGCTTTTAGATGCTAAGTTCCCTGCATTCAAGTTTGAAGAGAAAGGTTTTGGTGTTAATATTATAGCTGTTACTGCACCGAATGATGAATATAAAAAGTTCGGCTTTAATAATAAACCTGTTAACGCAGCGAGTACAGCCAAACAGATGCAAGACTGGATGGAGGCAAATGCATCCAACGCTAGTCGCGGAGTCAACATGGGGAAGTGGTAGGAACAGTTATAATAATTTCTAAGAATCTTATATCGTATGAATGAAGAAGCACTGAATGACGTTTTTACTTTATCCCTGAACGCGGGATATACTAAAGACTTAGAAGCTTTTAAGGAGCTTATGGCTAACAACGAAGAAGCTAGGGCTGATGCATTTAGTCTGGCTGCCGAGGCCGGGTATACTAAAGACATAAACGCTTTTAGTGAGTTGATGGGCGCTGAGCCGGGAAAAGCAAATGTTCAGAGTGTGGGTGCCGCTGTGGACGGAAACCAAGCACCCGATACGGCATCCACATTAGAGGGTGGTTCTTTGGAGTCACCGACTCTTGAGGAATGGATGGCTACGTACTCTACGG